ACTATGTCAAAGCAGGTGGAAGAGCAGTAGATTTTTGGGCAGACAAAGATGAAACCATTACTCTTATGGCAAATGAAATACAACAAGCAGTAACAGAAGGCGCTCCTGTTTTTACATATTTAGCTAGAAATGGATTTAGTCCATCTATGGCAAAAGAAGTTGTAGATAATCCTGAAAAAACTTTTGATATTATAAAAGATAGTTTGACTGGTGGACTTATTTCAGATGTAAGATTTAAAGGTAATAACCTTACACAAGCTAATGACTTTCACATACAAGCAAAAGTATTGAATGATAACTTTTTAGATAACCTTTACGCTGCAATGACAGATGGTAACTACACAGCAACTTATATGAGAGGTGGAGGTAGAAAATCAAAAAATCCAGTAAGAACTTTACAGTCAAGTATGAAAGATATTTTTGGTGGTACAGATGTTAGATTACCTTCAAGACCATGGGCATATCTTGGTGAAACAGATAGAGCAGTAGATACATTTATTAAAACAGGTTACATGATGTCAATACCTGAAAATAAAATAGATGACTTGGTTAGAGAGTTTTATGATGCTATTTATAGAAAAGATTATAGAGGCGCACAAAATGTTTTTTATGACAGATTAGTAAAAGGTGAAGGTGCTTTACAACTTAGATATACTTTTGGATTATCTGATAATGAAATCAAAGAACTTATGGAGTCTTCATTAGATGATGTTAGAGGTTTTAGTGAAAAAGGTAGAGCGTACAGACCATCACAATCACCACAATTTTATGACAGAACATTACTACAAGAAGGTTTAGACCCTATTGCTAGAGCGCAATACCACAATACTCTTTTGTCAGAGACAGACAAAATATATGCTAGTGAACACGCATTAGCAATGGCAGGTCAGGCAATGGATTTGACAATCAACATACCTGATATGAAAGCAATCTTAAGATATACAGGTTTACGAAGAAGACTAAGAAACAAAGTATTTGGAACAAAAAACTTTGAAACCAGTATGGATGCTGTTAGAAAACAATTTGATGAAGGATTACCAGGTACATTTTATGATAAATCAACTCCTATTGGAAGAGAACTGCAAGGAGTTGTTAAAGATGGATTAGAAGACCCATCTCTATTATTTAAGTATGGTGCAGAAAAAATACCTTTTAAAGCTACAGATTTTGCTTTTACTTTTATTAGTAGAGCATGGATGCCTTTACAACTTATTACCAGGGTTGCTTTCCCACTAAAGATTACTACAGATGGAGCTTTGCGAATGTCTGCAAGAGGTCTTGCATCTATATTTAGAAGTCCATGGGAATATTTAAAACTTATTTGGAATGACCCAAATGCTGCAATGGTTAAATTAATACAATCACAGAATCCTGATTTTAAACCTTACACTGCTTTAACTGGACCATTTAGAACTTCAGGAAAAGTTCTAAGTGAAAAATATCCTGATTTTATTAGAAAGGGATTAGGAGCATTAAAAGAAAATAATTCTAAGTTTGGTTTACCTGAAGTACAAGATTTATATGCAAGAGACCCAAGGTTTACATCTGTGTTTAGAAAAACCAAAGGTGAGTACGAAGATGTATTTAAATATGCAACTGAAGAAGAGGTAGTTCCAGGAGCTACAAGATTAGATGTTCAAGATGATTATGTAGAATCTTACATAGATTTTTTGGTAACACAATTTGCACATGACCCATTCATGCCTGTTATTGCACAGGCAATGAAAAAGAATCTACCTGATGAAGAGATTGTAGATTTAATTCAAAGAACTCCTTATCTTATGGATGAGATTACTGAATTGAATAGAAAGATTTTATCTGTTAGAAGTGTAGATAAAGGTTCAGAGGTTATACCAGTATTAAAAACAGACCAAGATTATATCGATTTTGTAAGACATCATAAAATGACAATATCTAATTTTACTGCAAATCAACCTGATTTGATTGACATGATTGCACAAGGACAAGTAGGAAGAGTAAATATAAGAAGTCTTGATGTAGCAAAACAGATTAACAAGGAAAGTCTTAAAAAAACTATTAGACCAATAATGTTAGAGGTATTAGAGGATTTACCTGCTACAGTACCAGGTCTTAAAAAGGTATCAGGTAGAAGTTGGAGAGATGGGTATGCTAATTTTATAGATGCTTTGTTTTTTGCAGTTGGACAATCTGAGGCAACTCTTAACAGAATACCAACATTTAAACAGGCTTACTATCACTTTTTAGAAAGCAATGCAATATTTGGTACAAGAAAAGCATTACAAGATATACTTGATGCACATTATGACCCTGACAATGTTATCAACCTTCCACAAAATTTAATTTCTACTGTTAAAAGAAATTTAAATGATGCTGACATACCTTTTGAAGATATAGAAAAAGTTATGAAAAAAGTCGTAAAACAAAGACTACAAGTTACTGATGATGCGGTAACTTTTGTGGCATACAACGCTGATAACAAATATGCACCAAGGGTATTACAAGCAACAAGTAAACAACAACTTGAATTAGATTTAAATCTAGCAAACGCAGAGGGTAAAGCATATTCTATTGAAACAGCAGGTGGTATCAGGTTAGGTGATGAAAATACTAAGATTGGAACTTATCACTCTACTTTACCTAGAAGAAATGTATTAGTTGATGGTGTGCTTGATTCTTCACAAGATAGACAGTTTGTGAAAGTTTTAAAAGAATTTCATGCAGGAACAGATAAAAATACTTTTGATATTACAACTAATTTTAAGGCTCTTATCAAAGAAAATCCTACACCAACAATAAAAGAATTAAGAAAAGTATTACAGATGGGTAATACAAAGTATGATGATGTGGCAGAGTTTATGCAAAGAACTGGACTTCTTGCAATGGTTGATTCTAAATCAGGTAAATTAGTTTTAAACAATCCAAAGAAATCAGGTATTGTTTCTGAATTTACAGAGATAGATTATCACACAATGTTAGACCTAGATGGTATAAGACAAACAACCACAAGAAATATGACATTTAATGATTTAAATAAAACTGCATCTGCATACGCTTTTGAACTTCATAATCGTTTGTTATATAACTTATTAGAAAGAGGTTATGTAGCAGAGGCTTATAAAGTTGGATTACCTTTCTTTGAGGCATATAGAGAAGTTCTTGGTAGATGGACACAGTTGTCTGTAGCTAATCCTAGAGCGGTTGCTCAAGTTGGTTTTGCATATAGAAAAGGTGTTGAGAATAATTATATTTACACAGACAAGTTCGGAGAAAAATATTTAATACTTCCTGTTGGAGGCACTGCGTTGGAAGATTATGTCAAATCTGAAGGTAGAGGTACTTGGACAGATGATGTAAGTATTGAAGAAAGCAATATAATTATCAAAAGAAGTTTTCCAATATCTGCATTAGGAGTTGCAGGTGGTGGCTTGTTCCCACCATTAGGTCCAGTCGTTGCTATACCTACAGGTTTTGCAACAAGGGATAATCCAAAGACAAGAAGATTATTAGAAAGAACAATATTTCAATTTGGATTACCTTTTGAATCTATGGGTAATGGAGACTTGAAAGGTATCATAGGAGAAGTTCTTACTGAAGAAATATTACCTGCTACAGCAAAAAATGCTTTTAACGCTATAGCAAGTAAATTAGATTTACAAGGACTTGATGAAGATTTATACCTTAGTGCAACAACACAATCTGTACAGATAGCAGCAATACTACATCCTGATAGAGCAGATGACCCTGAGTTTTTGTTTGACACTGCTGCAACAATTAGAGATAACATTTATTGGTTGAAAGCATGGGATAGAAACATAAACCCATTAGTTCCAAGAGTAAATGTTTTATATCGTATTGATGCAGAAAACAGTACATTTAATGAGTGGTATGGAACACAAGAAGAAACTTCAGGTGTAGCCTGGAATAGTTTTGTAGAATTATCCATTCTACATGGTTTTTATCAAGACTTGAGAGACCACTATGCACTTACTATGGGTCAGAAACAAGCTGACTATGAGGCAACATTAGAGGTTGTAAGATTACTAGGTCTTGATATATACGATATAGATTCTGCTTTTACATCTGCACAATTACAACTGAAAGGTAAGAGCATATCTGAATCAGGACCTATGGCAAGAACAAAACCTGAATATGATTTCTTGATGAATAATGAAGAATTATATGGAGATTATGGCGGAAGTATAATTTATTTCTTTGGTGGTCTTGGAAGTGGTGATGTTGATTATACATCTTATGGAATACAAAAAGGACTTGGAAACATTACACCACTAAATAAAGAAGAGTTTTACTGGAGGTCAGCTACCTATGCAGCATCAATAGTAGAAAGAGCAATGAAAGAAAGATACAGAGCTAAATGGGATACACAACAATATACAGCATCAGAACAAAAAAAAGAGATGGCACAATTAGAACTTACACTTAAACAAATGTTCCCTCTTGCTTATGAAATAAATCCTGCTGAAGTAGCAACAAAACTTCCAGGAAAAGAGATACCAAGAACATTTGATTGGGATTTAGTTATACCAATATTGGAACAAGCTATTGAAGACCCAAGAGCTGCAAACTTAGATTTATATAAAGAGATGAAAGATTATCTTGACTTTAGAAATCAAGTAATTATTGGTGTACAAAAAGGCAAGAACTTTGCAATAAAAGAAGATGCTGTTAATTGGATAAGAACAACAAATACAGAAGAGGCACAACAAGTTCGTGATTTGTTGTATAAAAAAGGTTCTTTGCTTTCACAAGAAACTCCTGAGTTTCTTCCAGTCTTCCAAGATGTGTTTTATAATGAAGTTACCAAGTATGGAATAGGAGATTTATCAGATGAGTAATGGAGAGTTAGAAGGCTATACAATACCTAGAGGTGATGGAGATAAACAAGATGTTATTGACATTGACCCTAATGTATCAGATGTAGTACAAAATGATGATGCTACACAGTTTGTTTTAGATGTACTAGGAGGTTTAGACCCATCAGGAAAACCACTAGGTGATGGATTTCAAAGTAAGTATAAAGTTGAAGTAGATGGTGTAGAGAGAGATGTAGCTGCAGAACAATACTTGACTGCACAAGGTTACGACTTTGTGTATTTTCCATATCAAGCAGGAGAGGCGGCAAGAGATATAGAACCTGCAGTTCGTGTTTTACTTAAAAATCAAATGGCAAGTGTTGGTTTACTTGACCTTACAAAAACACAAGGTGCTATGGTAGATGAAGAATTTGTAAAAGGTATAAGAAGACTTATGGAGTTTTCTATGAATAATGGTGGTAAATTAGATTGGTTACAAAGTCTTGGTGTACTACGCACAAACTTTAGTGTAAGGAAAGCTGTAAAAACTACATCTCCAAAAATAGACAATGAACAAATGGATGACATTGTTGATGATTTACTTACAAAAGCAAAAAGTAGAAAAGGCGCTCCTTTGAATGCAGAAGAGAGAAACTACATATCTAATAAGATACAACAGAGATTAGATATGTTTAATACAGAGATAGAAGGACTCAAACCTGCTACTTCAGGTAATCTAGTATTTGACCCTACAAATCCTTTACAAGGAACATACTTACCTCCTGAACCAGGAGAACAACCTGATACAGAACAACTTGCAGAAGATTTATCTGATATAGAAGAAGAAGTATTTGCACCAAGAGAAGAGGCAGCAAGACAACAAGAAGTTGGTGAGCAGATAAGGTCAAGAGGTGCAAGGACAGTTTCTAATCTAACAAATCTATTTAGAGCAGGTGTCAAGAGATAATGGAAATGGATGTATCGCCTCCTGCGATAGTAATCATAAAAGAGCTTGAGACTTTACAGCTTGAGGCTTATGAAGATGGTGCATCAGTATCTATTGGATATGGACACAGTAATTTATCAGGTGGAGAACAATTTGATATGGGTGATGTAATCACAGAGGATAAAGCAGAACAATTACTAAAAGAAGATTTAAAAGAGATTGTTCGTATTGTAAACCAAAGGTTAAAAAATTATAATCTTACATTTACTCAAGAACAATTTGATACTATGGTAATAGCTACTTTTAACAGACCGAGCAAAGTATCTAGTAAAAAATTCTATGATGCTTTACTGTTAGATGATGAAGATAAAATACAAGAAGTTTGGGAGACATCTTTAACTGAACAAGATAGAAAAAACTTTCCTGGACTTGTAGAAAGATTGGAGATTGAATTGGCAATGTTAGACCAAGACCGAGGAATACCTGAACCTGAAGAAGGCTTTGACCCTTCAGCAGGAACAAAATTTAAACCTGTCGTAAAATTTCCAAAGGGTGAAGAACCTCCAAAATCTGAGAAAATGAAACCTATACAAGTAGGACCTCCACCTGAAAATACAAAAATGCCATTAAGAAGTGAAGGTATAACAAATATGTATGGCACTCCACCACAAGATAATGTATGGAGTCAAGGTGTTGATTTTACAAATGCAGTAGCTAAATCAGAAAGTCAAGTAGTTGCACTATTACAAGCAGCAATAAACAATCAGAGAAGAGCAAAGAATCTACCTGATATATCTAACGACATGAGTATGGATAGAAAAAGAGAGACACTATCTGATGACCAAAAAGTTGCATTAGATATATTAAGGGGATTGTATGGCAAGTAAATTTACACCATTCGATAAGAATGGAATTAAAATAAATCCTAATTATTTACAAGAATGGCGTAGAGAAAACAGACAAAATATAATTGATTCTGTTGGAGATAAGGATGCAACTAAAGAGTTAAATGATATTGTATCTAGGGCAAGAAATGAAGAAATAAGGCTTAGATATGAGCGACAGTAAGTATCAATCTTTTTTAAACGAAATTGATGATTTATTTGCAAATAATGGCATCAATCCAAAAAGCATAAGAGAGATTGCTGCAGAAAGTTTGATGTCTTTAGATTATATTCACGAAAGTTCAAAAGATTTTTTATTAGATGAATATGTTAGAGGTAAATTAGGTCCAGGAATAGAAGATACTCAAAAATTTATTTTAGATTTATTAGAAATATTACCTGAGTACAAAGAATTAAATTTAATATCAAACATGCTTGATATAGATGTATCAAATAATGGTATTGGTTTTTATCCTACTGCAAGTATGTTAGAAGATGCTGATGATGTAATGAATCCTACAGGAGATTTAATTTTTCAAATTGTAAAAAATGCAGGAAATTTAGATGATGAGTTAAAACTTATATTAGATAACAACCAACCATTTTTGGATGAGGCACTTGAAGTATTTAATAAACTACCAGTTAGTAAAAAAATAGAATCATTAGAAACTTTACAAGAACTTACAGATGCAGAAGGTAAAAAAATAGGTTTAAACATAGGAATGATAAAAGACTCAATTATAGAACAATATTTTAGAATACAATCAGAGCTGACAAGAGGTTTTTTGGGAGGAGAAAGTTTAGGAAATAGATTGATGATTGAGTTAAACAATGCTGTAGATGTTTCTAAAGATACTGGAAAAATAATTGAAGACATAATAGATAATTTTGAAATCACTAATTTAGAAGGTGATTTCGAAAAATTAAATAATAAATCAATGAGCGACATAATGGAATTACAAACAGATGATGTATTTTATGGTGTTAGAAATATGCTTAATGAATACATGAAAACATTTCGTAAAGAATATTTAAAGTATCTAAATGGTGATTTTAGTGATTTGTATGGTGGTTCGATAGAGCTAATGAAAAATTATGAAATAAATAAAGCTACGAGAAGAGCTGCAGTTTTTTTAGTAACTAATGTACAAGATGAAGATTTTGTTTCAAGTAATTCCTTTTTAAAAAGACTAGCTGAAAGAAATTTGTCATTTACACCCACTGGAAGAATTGAACCATTTTTTGCTACCTTAAAAGAATTTACAAGTGATGTTGTAGAACTCAAAAAGGATGCAGAAGATGATTTTAGAATGATGGCAAATTCAGATTCTGCAATTAGAACTGCAGGAGTACCAATACAATACGAAACAGATTACATAACAAAAAGAAATTTACTTAAAACTAACACACCTAAAGAATTAGCCATGTTGGATATAAGAGGTAGAGCATTGAATATATTTAAGAATAATATTGGTGTTGATAATTATTCAAGTATATTTGATATAGCTGTTACAGAACCTATGCACATGACACCAACTGTAGCTTTATTAGATTATGTTGAAAAAAATCCTAATTTTAAAGTAGAGGTTTTAGATAGTAGAACAGCAAAATTTTTTGATGTATCTAATATGACAAGAGGTAACGCACAATTACAAATACTTAAACAAAAAATAGGAGGAAAACCTAATTTATTTAATATTCCTGATACAGAATTAGTAGAAATAGCTGAGAAAGCTCCAGGTGGACCTACTCCTTTAGGTGAAAGATATATGGATAGTTTAATTTTAAGAGTAACACCTAATAATCCTAGTCCAAATGCTGTAGATGATGTGCAAGGATTTATAAAAAATTTACCTCAAGATTACTTTACTGCTCCTGAATTTAGGAAGATTGCAGATACACCTGAAGATATTTCTAGGTCTGTTGATAAAAATAAATTAGCACAAGCAGAAGATGTTTTGAAAAATACAGATGTAGGAAAACACATATCAGGAACAGCTTTAGATTTTGCTAAGAAAGCAGGTAAGGTTGGTTTTGGTACAGGTATGACTGCAGTTGCACCAGGAGATGTAATTATAGAACAAGGTATTAAAAGATTACTACCAAAACTAGGTTTAGCTTTCATATCTGCACCTGCATTAGCAGCATATACAGCTTATGAAATGGCTTTACTTGCAGCAGATGTAGGCAAAGGATTGTCAGAGGCAAAGAATAGAGGAGATGAAGAAAGTTTTAAATCAGCATTTTGGGATGGGTTTACAGAAGATGCGTACTCAGATAAATACTCTATTGGTTACGCTTTAACTAAAGAAATACATGAAACATTGTTTCAAGATGTCTATGGTAGAATAGCACAAGAATATTTACCAGGAAGTGAAGACTGATGTCAACAGATTACAATGATGTAACTGCTTTAATAAATGGTTCTATAACCATGGAAGAGTATGAAAAAAGAAGATATGAAAGAAGGATTGCCGCACTTAGAGCTACACTTCCAGTCAGTGCTGACCAAAGATTATTAGATGCTGCAGAAAGAGCAGAATCAGTAAGAGCAGATTTTGAATCACAAGTACCAAGTCAAGCAGGTTCATTAGAGGCAGTTGCTTTTAAAACAGAAATAGCAAGACAAGGTGGTCAAGGAACAGAAGATTCAACCATACAAACTACAGATGAAATGGGTGTAGATGAATCAAATGCTTTTGAAGAT